GAATGACTTCGGTACCTTGAATGCTGCCATTAACTTGTTACGGAGGTATTCAATGTCTTCGATTGCGTTAAATTGGAGACCTGGGAGATTTTGGATGTCAGTTCCAGAATCCTTTCCACGAACTGGGAGATAGAAATCTTCTGTGATGTTCATCATATTGTAACGAAGATTGTAGTCACCAGTCTTTGGGTCAACGAGTGGTGTCTTTTTCATACGGTCGATAATACGTTGCATATGTGTATCGATTTCATTTGCTGGAATATTACCGATATCGACCAGTACCTTACGCTTGTCTGGTGCACGCATAATACGATGGATTAACATTGCGTCTTCCATCAATTGTAATTGTTTCCAGATACGACGACCACCTTCAATCATTGCTTTGCCGTATGGGAGGAAATTGGTGTCAGATAAAAGACGGAAATGTGCGACTTCGTAATTATCAAATTCCTTCTTACCAAGTGCTAAGAAATCATTTTCAATCTTGAACTTGACTGAGAATGGATTACCTGGGTCTTGTCCTTCGACACGGATGGTTTCGTATACAGAAAGAGGAATGACATTTACGACACCATACTTTTCATCGATGTCCAGAAATAAGAAAAAATCCCCATACTTAGCCATGTTTCTGACCCATGGCCAGAGATTGAATTCAACATTCAATACATCATAGAATAAGTTATGGAGAATATCTTGAATTTGTTGGTTCTTGGAACGGATACTAAGTACTTGACCGAATTCGTCTTTTACGGTGGATTCGTCAGCGTAAATGTCCATCACCGATGAAATGATTGGGTCATTGTCCATCATGTCATAATCACGGAACAATTGTAAACGTGACCCTTGGAATGCTGCTGCGGATTCATATCTTCCACCAGCTGCCCCATATCCACCAGTCATTGATGAATAGACACGATGATAACGGTCAATACCTCTACGATTAATAAAGGATTGAACGTTATCCGTATCTGCGACTTTTAACTTCTTTCCACCTACATTTCGGACAACTGTATTTGTTGCGAACAGTTTCCGTAGGCGACCAAACACACTAGTATCTGCCATAACCCCTCACTTAAATGAGAACGGTGTCGAGTGCTGTTGCCAATGGCCAGCAATCGACCTCTTTATTATCTTCTGCGATGTCTTCTGCGAGTAACTTAAATTCTGCTACTTTACCCTTTAATACCATTTCTAACAAACCCCATTGGTTTGCATTGAAGATGGTATATGGAGTGGTATTAAGCATTTCTGCTAATTGCTTTAATTCAACATAAATTTCTGCAATCTTCTTTTGGTCAGCTTCCTTAAGTTGTGGTGCGAGATTTTCTAATACAGCTTCCACACGCATCAATTCAACTCTACGTGGAACTTGACTGGTAACTTCACTGAGTAAGTCTTTTAATAATGCCATTTTATTTCTCCACATACTTCTTTAGTAATGTATAATAATTTGGTTTCTCTGTCAAGTGGGCTGCAGCTATTTTTGCTGTTTTGACTACATTCCCATTTGTTACATCTTGGTGTTCCATTTCTACATTCATTCCCATATGAAATTGATTAGGGTCGAACGTATACCCCATCTTTTTCATAATAGCGTCGGATATCTTTTTGGAGACTTTCATATTACCACTTCCTACATGACCAATAGCGTGCCTTGGTACGTGGACCTGGATTCGTGTCGCAGTGATGTCTTGCACGGAATGAACGCCGACGAGCCGGGTTGGACTTCTTAATTTTCATCGTCTTATCGCCAAAGTTGACCTTTTTAATATTACCTGTTTTTGGATCGCGCACATACACTTTGAATTTTTTTGAATCGCCTCTCATTGGTTTTCCAAGAGGGACTTTACGACCTTGATATTCTGCTTCTTCAAGTGGCTGTCCATGTGCTCGTAACATTTCCATAGCAAGACATCGTGGACAGAACTCTTCAATAATATCTTCTTCATTAATAGGTACGCAGTTGGGTACCATCTTTCCATTCATTTCCTTCATTCCAACTTGCTTGTATCCATCCCAACAAGCTTCAGTTATGTTTTCCATTATTCTTCTTCCTTCTTAAACGTGGATACCATAGTTGGCTTTCCGCCTGGGTTTCCTGCCTTTCTTTTACGAACTACTGCTGACCGCTTTTCACCCTTACTCATTGCTGCTGCGGAACGAGCTGGACGGCACTTTGGATATTTTGCTGACCCGCCTTTTCGTTCTCCCTTACCAGCAGAAGCTCCACATGGTGGATGCTTGCCTGTTTTAGGGTCTTTTCTGGAAATGTCTACCCACTTTTGACGAAGCCACTTACCAAGACTTCCCTTGGTCTTGTACTTTTCGTCAAGGTCAACAGACACTTCAACTAGAATATCAGCAAATCGTGTCATTTATTTTCCCTTCTTCCAGCCACCACCCATACTCTTATACTTCTTTGCTGCCCAAAGGTTGGCGTACGCCGATGGGTATACCTTGAACTTCGAGCGTGCTGCTGCCTTTGCTTTCGCCCACTTTTCTGGACTGGTTGGGATGTTACGTTCTAAAATATCACTAATACGAGCTGACCGAACTGCTAAATCTTGTGGGTCGGTTTCTGGCATTTCTTCTGGCTTTTCTTGACCAAAATCTGCTTTAGTTTGAGGAAATGACGTACCGTCTGAATACCCTTCTAGAAAAAAGTCTCTATATTTCATATTACTTTAAGAACTTGAGCTTATAGTGAGTACTAGAAATAAGACCAACGATTTCGTCTATAGTGTTATTTAATTCACCGTCTTGTGGTAAATCTTTACGAGTATTATCTACATAGGACAACAATCCTGCGAAATAACGAAGGGTAGAATCGTCTTCAAAGATTTGAGTAGTTGGCTTATATCCTTTTAAGATTCCATAACGACCTTGGTAGGATTCTACATAGGTGTCAATTAAATCAACGATATCTTCATAATATCCTTGCAATGCCTTATGTTGAGCATATGAAGGAGATTGAAGATGGAAGATATGTACTTGTTCTCTACTAGCGAGAAGAACTGAGATAAACCTTGCGACAGATTCCATTATTCTTCTTCCTTCTTGTGTGGTTGATAACCCTTCTTCTTCATCCAATGTGCGAGTGCCCAAGGATTATCAATCTCCTTATGCTTCTTCATAGCTAATACAGTCTTTTCCCAACCTTCTGGAGCTGCTTCATTGACGGTTTCCTTCATGGCTTCTAAGTCCTTGTCAACTGGCATGTCAGTCTTTTCTTCATCACCATATTCGTGATAACTGGTATTTGCTTGGTCAAGATTGTTTTCAGCTACTGCGATGTGGTCTTGAATCCACGCTGGAATGTCTTTTTCTTCCATTCCAATCTTACCCTTTAATTCAGTTGCGTGTCTGATAATAGAATCAAGAGTCTTAGATGCCATTGATACTTCGTGGTCTTCGTTTTCTGCAACTACTTCGTCCTTCTTACCAGCACGAAGCTTTGCTAAATCGTCACCTTCAATCTTACCATCCTTATCTACGTCAAGTTGCTTTTGCTTAGCAGTTAATTCTTCCATTTGGACCAAAAGTTCATCAACCTTTTTTTCTTGGTCTGGGGTCATTTCCATTTCCTTGAGCTTCTTCAAGGTCATTGCTAAACGTGCACGCTTTCCAAGTTTGCCACCCTTTTCTGCTGCTGCCTTAAGAGTTGCTGCTGGAATCTTTTCACCTGCTGGTACACCGAGTTGCTTATGTAAAGCACCTGGCTTTTCGATTGCCTTTTGAATCCACTTTTCTTCTTCCTTAAGTGGTGTCACGGCTGGTAATTCTACTAATCCCATTAACTTAATCATATTGTTCTCCAACTGCGGTGTAGATATATCTGAAGGTTTCTTGCTTTTTTGCATTTGCTGATATTGCTTGTATAACCGACGTTTTGCTAAAAGATATTTGTCATTTGCATCCACTTTTCCATCATTATTAACATCCGCATCTTCTGACCCCGGTGGGTCGTGACGCTTGTGTGACGCTTTATATTCAGAAAAAAACTGTTTATATTCCATTATTTTTTCCGCTTATCGTCCGCCTTCGTGGTTCCACGTTGTCTAAAGGTAGCTGATGTAGCTGCTGCCCAAAGGTAATCTTTCCATTCATCACCGTAATCTTTACGAAATCTACTAACCACTTTTTCATTTGACAACATATTACGACCAATTCTTCGTCTTTTATCAATTTGAGATTTGGTCATTGGTCTACGTGGTGGTGACTTACGATTATATGGTTGCGGTACTGATTTTTCATCAATACACCCTTCTCCTTCACACATTTCTTCGTGAACTTGACTTGGATTTAAATGCGCATCTGAAGTTTCTGCTTCCGCTGGCTTCATCCACCATTGGTTAGCTTGTTCTTTGAGAACAGATTGCAATTCTTCACGAATTATACGACGAATATCTTCAGCCTTCATAAGAAATCTCGAAAAATATTGTATAAAATGACACTACTATATAAGTATACGACAATTATAGTAACCACCGTAAATTCTCTTTATTTCCACCGATATCCATCTCGTATGGATTATGATTTAACCCGTTGGTGGTATACACCATAGACCCCAGTTGATACTTGGCTTTATCTAATGCCAGTTTGGTCAATTCGATTCCTTCTTGACGTAATCTAAGAGCGGTGTCACGGACCCACAATCCAATACAAAGAGCGAGAACCAAGTCATCGTTATACCCCGATAAGGCTTCCGGTCTAGCGTTTTTCCAGATAAATGTTTCCAATTCTGCAATCATTCGACTTGACCGAACAGTAAACGATGTCTCCAACATATACTCTTTTAACCGATTAATAATCAATGGTCTGGTTCGTTGGGAAATCATGAACCCAGGTACCATTCCTCGTTCTTCTTTATGGTATTTTCCAGTCATCTGATGTTCTACATCCACATATTGTAAATCTCTGGACATATAAAAGAGATTTTTATACCCACGGTCGATAATTTGTTGGATAGCATTCCACCCAATACTACTGTTATCTGGAATGAGGAGAGCATCGTTATACTGAGTTGCAATAGACACCAACATATTTCCGAATGCTTTTGTCTCAATTTTACCTTTATATTCTGCTACTTGTGCTGATGCTTCGATGTCAATTACGTGGAAAGTTGAGTAATCCTCCCCATCCCCGCGGGAAACGTCAGCACACACAATATATGACTTAGATGGGTGCGGATATTCCCATACCCACAAATTTCCATCAAATCCCTCTTTTGATATTGGTTCTTGAACATATGTTTTCTTATAAAATTCAAGAATTTCTGCGGGAATGACGTTATTACCAGAAAAGATGAATGACGCATCATGTTCTTGAATTGCCTGCATTTCACCCATCAATTCTGTTTGACGGTCACGCCAAGCTTGGTCACGTTCTGGGTGAACTCTCCAATCTAGTAATATAGGATTAAATCCGTTTGATTTGGACTCTGCTTGCTGCCACATTTTGTGGAAGAAGTTACCAACACCATTTGGAGTAGACAATAGGATTGCTTTACCACCCGTTGACAGTGTACTGGATGCTGCGGTCCAGATGATTTCTGCATCGTCGATGAATGCACATTCGTCAAGAATTAATAGAGAAAGTGCTTCAGAACGTCCGGCGTCTGGTGATGATGCGACTGCTTTAATCTGTGACCCATTGGAGAATTGAAGTGATAACTTATTATCCGTAATTACGTTACCTCGTAACCAGACTGGTAGATTTTGGTGCATAAACTTGACTTTTGTAACCAAGTTCTTTGCGGTTTCTTGCTTGGTTGCGATAACAAGAATGTTCTTATCTTTGTGGAATAACATCAACCACAACGCATATCCTGCGACCAACGTAGAAATACCAATCTGACGACCTTTGAGAACGATATTATAATCACTATTTTCAAAATCTTTCAATGCATCTTTTTGATAGTGGTATAAATCAAACAACACCCGACCACGAATCGGGTGTTGGATATAAGAATACCTTGACAAGAAATATGATGGGTCTACTGCACATTTCTTAAATTCATCTTTAATTTTGTCACGTAACTGTTGTGCTGTTGCGTTCATAAAACCTCTACTTAATTACGAGAATCCCCGCTCCAAGACCCATTGCTAATCCAACTGCGAATGATGCCTTACGACTTGGTAACTTGAATCCAAACATACGGTTAGGATTCTTTGGGGCAGGTGGGATTAGATTGATAACTGCTTGGAGACTATCACCACGTATTACTGCCATACGTAATGCGTTGTCTTTACTTACCAATGCACTTTCTAGTTCTTTAACTTGACCACCTTGTGCATCAATTGTTTCCTTTTGTTTTGCGATAATAGAATCCTTCAGTGGTAGGATTTGACGGGCAAGTTCTAATGTATCAAGTAATGTTTCCTTCATAGTTTCTGCTCGTTCTTCCATACTCAACGTTTCATCCTTTAATGAGTTGACCTGGCGACTTAATATTCTTGCACGACCTTCCGCCGCCCGAGATTCATTATCTGCCACAATTATTTCTTGTGACAAACTATCTGCAAGTTTTGTGGCATTTTCTGCTTTTGTTTGAAATACCTTGTATTCGGCAATATATACATCCATTGCATCTTGTTGTTGGTTGACCTTGAACATCATTACTAATGCAAGTGCACTAACCGCAACAAATACAATTTTAGCCAATGGAAGTACCGCTGAAAGAGTTTCAGCTATTAACTTCGTTCGTTCCAGTAACGACTTCGTTTTGCGTTTCATCTTCTTCTCCAGTACCGTATTTTTCAATAGTTTCTGCTAAATTCTTCTTCAATAATTCTATATCGTCCATCAAATCTTTTTTTAATTTTTCTATATCAACGTCCCATTTTTCAAACATTAATACAGTTTTTTCATGTTCATTCATTAATAAATATTCTGGTTTACTTACCGTATCGTAGTGATGTTGTAATTCAGCAATCGTGTCTTTAGCTGAAGCGATATAATTACGCAACATCATTTTTTGTTCAAAGTCTTGCCACTTTCCTTCTTTACGTAATTGCGTTTCATATTTGACATTACAATCCATACAATGTCCACGAAGTCTCCAGAATTTAATATCGAATCTGTGATTCATCGGTTTGCTACACTTTGGACACCACCACGGAGTTTTAGCATCGTCTAATTTGGTTACAGATTGACGAATACCATTTTTAATCGTCCACTGTTTACCATCGATATCTTCCCACACATCACCTTCTTTGCGAGTGGGTTCTGGTTCTCCTCTCCAACCAAAAACAAGACGATTTCCTTCCTTACCAACTTTTTCTGCTACCTTACGACGAACATCATTTAACGCTTGTTCATTTTTAAACATATAACCTCACTTGGTTGCGAATAATTTTGCTTTTTCTTCTGTACCAAAATACTTAATTTGATTTTTCTTATTTTTACCACCAAAGTTTCCACCGGCAGTTTGCCACGTTTCACCTGGTTGATATTGTGATACGTCATCACTCTTATTGGTGTCTGCAGCTTGTTTAATTTTTGGTTTCTTTTCTGCAGGCGCAGTTGGTGTCGATTTACCCTTTTCTGGTTCCGCAAATTGCTTGGTAATCTTTAATTCTTCTTCTGACTTAGTGGTTGTTTTGACTATTTTATTGAAGATATCTTGGTCAAATTTACCATACACCTTTGCAAAAATCTCTTGCTTGACTTCATCTGTAATGTTTGGATTACCAAAGATTGCACGAAGTTGTGTCCCACTGATGTTCTTTCCATCAATATCAACTTCGAGTTCCGGA